CGTCATTGAGAGTCCTCTTGAACAACGTGACGTGGAGACTCTTTTTGCCGAAACTCCGGGAATTCTCCAAGATCAATTCCCACTCCTACCAAAAACGCGAAACTCCCGAACTGGAAGGGGCACTAGTCGCAACTCCAGCCATGTCCCGGGACGCTTCGGAGGTACTGGAATGCCATCTGGCCACACGGCGATAGCCTGGCCGTTTATCCCATAAGTAATGTGAATCCGTGCGTATTCGTACCCGATAACGTTGCGACCGGGATCATACGGCACGCTCGACCGCGCATTGTCGCCTAATACCGGTGTTATTGAGATGGCCACAGGATAGGCCCACCGGGCCACAGGATGCGGTCGGTTGACCATATACCGCAAGAACGCCTGCCACGTCGCAGCCGGTCCGATGAATACCCGCTCAATCCTCGCGATTGAGGATTGATCATAAGTCGCGCTGTTCGAGCCAGCGACCTCGACGTATCCAAAAACGGTATTAGCCATAAACCCCAATGACTGGCTGTTCCACTTTCACACGCAAAGCATTTCCGTCGGCAAGGTTAGCAATCTTGTCCAAATTCGTCGCCGTTCTTTGCATCGCTTCCGCCATCCGCCGCTGTTCTTCTTCAAGAGCTCTCCGTTGCATCTCGGCCGCCAATTGAGCAAAGCCCACAAAACTCACCCCGCCCCCACCCGCTGCCACTGCGGCTTGTGCCGCACTCTTTATCCCGCCTATCTCCGCCGATCCCGGCGCCGCTGGGCTCTCTGTTCCAGATATTTCGCGTGAGCTGGCTCCTGGAAGACCTGCCGCCTCTGTCGCTTCCCGCCATCGCCGCTCCCACTCGCGTTGCAGACGCTCTAATTCTGGTGTCGTTTCGCGAACATCTGCTTCGACAAGACGGGGCCATTCCTTGATGCTCGACTTGAAGCCCTCCGTCAGTCCCTTCCATTCAAATTCCCACCGCCCCGTCTTGATCCAGTTCCAGAATGCCGACCACAGACTTCGCATGTTCGTGAACAGATTGGTGAGGATCGTGCTGGTCGCGTGATAGATGTCGGTAAAGACGTTCCGCCAGTTGTCGCCAAACCACGCGACAACCTGCACGATATTCGTTCCAAACGCTTCAATGGAGGCCCAGGCGTTCGACGCCGCGAGCGATACTTTCTCGGCGATGATGTCCCACGCCATGTCCCAGTTGTCACGCACAAACGTTATCCATCGACGCACACCGGCAGCCCATTCCGCAATGCTGCTCAGGGCGTTTCCGGCCCATTCGAGGATGCCCTTAACGTTGAACGTCTCGATCAATATGCCCCCGATTTCGGCGAGGGATGTATTGAAGCTATCCGTGACCGTGCTCCACAGTCCCGCAGTCGTCTTGCTCAGTTTCTCCATGCCGCCTGCGAACTGGCCGCCTTGACTCGTAAGGGCCTCGATCGCTTTCTGGACCTCCGGGAAGCCGATTTTCCCTTCGCTAACCAGCTCGCGCACCTGGGACTCCGTGACACCAAAGGCCTTGGCCAGCTCCCTGGTGATCGGGATGCCCCGGGACTGAAAGCTTTCCAGTGTCTCGGCCGTCAAACGTCCCTGCGACTGGATCTTCCCATAAATGGCGGCCAAATCGCCGAGGTTGGCACCCGAGAGGGCCGCAATATCGCCCAGCCGCCGCATCGTCGGGATGATCTGGTCGGCTGCCGTGCCGCAGGCCAGGAGCTGCTTCGCGACACCGGCCAGTTCCATCTGTTCAAATGGCGTTGCGGCCGCGAATTTATTGATTTCGTCCATCATTCCCTTGGCAGCCTCAGCGCTCCCGAGAAGCACCTCGAACGAAGTGGAGAGTGTCTCCACCTGCGCGGCCAGCGACACAGCGGACCTGATACCGCTGGCCAATCCCTGCGCCACATTCATCATCGCATTGCGGAGCGCGCGCGAGCGAGCGGCCGCCTCTTTATCGTCTTCGGACAACTCGTCCTTTATGCGATTCGAATCCGCGATCACGGACTCGGTGCCGCTGGCGCGAAACTGAATAACGTGCTCTGCGAGTACGCCCACGGCTAGAGTTCCTTTACGACATAGTGTTCATCCGGCCCCACGGCACCCTGCAGAATACGTACCTGATAAATAGTGAGCTGGAGCACCTCTTGCGGCGTCCAGCCAAATGTTTCCGCAGCCCAACGGAAGACCGCCGGCCAGTTTAGCCTGCTGTACTGCAGTCGGTCGTCTCCGTCGGGCCATGGGATTTTTTTAGGCCGCACTCGATGATGTGCGATAACAACTCCAACATCTCGTTAAGTGGCATGTCACCCAAGTCGCGGATGACGAATGTGCGCACACTTTGCAAAGTAGGAAAGTCATCGGCGTGATAGCGCTGCAGACACAGGAACCACTGGATGCATATTTGCTCGAATGGCGGCAACTTTGCGATTTCATCAAAGGTGATTGCACACCGTTGGGACGCGATCTTATGAGCCTGCTCCCAGAAGACACCTCGCTGATCAGCAGGCACTTTCGCGGAAATCTCCGCCGCCTTGTCCAACACATCATTCGTTTCCTGGATGAGCTGCGATTCCAGGGCAGCCCAGGCCGCTAGCGAAGGCGTCGCCAGCGTGTACAGTTTGCCACCGATGTTGAGCTGCCGTTCGATTTTGCCCGAAACGCGTGCCAGTCCGTCCATAGCCCACCTATGCGATTGTCCACTCGCCGTCGCCTTCGAAATCGACGCTGTACTTGATAATTTCGCCGGTATCAGGCACGACTGTGACACTCACCTTCTTGATGACGGCGCTGCCGCTATAGGTCTTGCCTCCGGTTCCACCTTCAGCCAAATCTAGTGACACCGCAGAACCCACCGTGGCACCTGTAGGAAGGGCGACAGCCTCGAATGATCCTTTGACGTCAATCACGCCCGCTACGGCATACTTGAACCCTCCTGCACCGTACTTGGATACCTCCGCTTCAATATCCAGTGACCAGCGCAGGACTTCTGCCGACGTAGACCCAATCGTTACCGTTCCCGTTTTTCCGCTTCTCGCTGGCATGGCTTACTCCATAATCTCTTGCACTTGATACTCGATCGTCGCCGTTGCGATGAATCGCTCCTGCCGCGCTCCTTCATCACGCTCCATCTGCCAATCCGTCAGACGTCCGTGCAGACTCGTAAAGCGCGTCGATGTCCAGGAAGTACCGGCAAGGGCGCCCATGATTCCATATGCGGTTTCGGCTCCCGCCATGTCTATTCCAGTTACCACCACCTCGACGTCGAGCCTCGGATAGTCCGTCAGGGATGAACGATCCCCTGTGCGAATCCGCACCCTCTCAATTGATACGCATGGTCCCACATAGCCGGGAGGCGGTCCAAGAGCCACACGCCATGGCAATTTGGCGTCGTTTAGCAACTGCTCCAGTTGTTCACTGATCGCTTCGTAGATCGTCACTGTAATCGCAAGGCCTGCAGTGCCGGTCTTGTTTCTTCCAACGCCCGCGTCAGCCATGGCCGTGGCCTAATGCGGCCCGTGCCGACTTCGAGGTATGCCATGTAAGCGGCGTTTTTTCGCACACCGAGCCGGGTGTACAAGTGATGTGGATATGTCTCGACGTCAATATTTTTCCTGCCGAAGCTGCGCCGGACCTGGGGCGGTTCGCCAGGACGGCTCCCGATGAATACCGTATATTGACTCCCCTTCACCCCTCTTGAGGTTGTGCGTGTCCGCTTTTTCTGAATCCGTTTCGCAGGCTTGCTCACGAGCTGAATAGCCCGCGTCCGTACCAAATTCGTTGCCGCCACGATCAGCGTCCATGCCTGCTGCCGCGTTACCTGCGGCATGTCTTCACGAAAGTGCGTTGTCGTCGAAATGCTAATCATGTCGCCCCCTGAGAAATGACCCAGATTGCGCTACTCGCAACCTCAGGATCTGTGCCCGCGTCCCGGATCTGCTCGTTGAGCTTCGCGATCTGCTCAACCAGCCAGGCCTCGTACTCGTCCCAGCGGACATCCGGCGGTCCCTGCCGCGATGCAAGCTCGGCAGCGTAGCGATCCCGTGCCGCTTTCAGGTCGTCGAGATAGCTCATGCTATTTCCCAAACAACAGGTACACGATTCCGCCGCCGATGACCGTCCCACAGGCGGCACCAATCCAGGCCCCGAGGATATACAGGGACTGAACCCTGCCGATCAGGCCAACCTTCCCGTCGTTGCCGTAAATCTCTATTTCCAGTTTTTCGATCCGCCGACAGATATGCGGCCACATCGAGCGGAGCTCGGCGACCGCCTCACTGATGGCATCCAGCTTGGTTTCGATCCGTCGCAGTTTGTCCTCATCCATAGGCAAGTATCCGGTGATCTGGACCCGATGGTTCGCCTTCAAATTCCACCAGGGCGAAACATTCCACATCCATCCGCTTGAATTCCGCCTCGATATCGTCCAGGAGGTTCCACGCCCCGCCCGCGATTTCTCCATTGAATGGTCGGCCGTGTGCCTCAGGCCCCCATGAGTTGAGACGATAGAGCGCCGGCAGATCGGGGTTGTACTCCACGAAGCACATCTGGTGGGCCCATGAACCGGAGGGGACAAAGACGTGATACCCCTTGTAGTTCCTGGGCTCCATGCGGAAACCCCGGAGGCTCGCGATCGTGAGCGGGCGGCGATAATCCCTAATCATCTTCACGGCCTCATCCACGCTTGTGATTTCCACACATACGCACGGATTATCGGCCGCCAGATCGAAGAATTTCGCATACTCCGGCCTGCGACCGACATTGGAGCGGGATCCCCAGCGACGGGCGATCGAACCGGAATACGGCGGAACATCAGGATCATCCTCAAAGAGAATCCCATACTTGGCCACCGCTGCCGCGGCCCATGATCCCAGGGAACCATCACCGCTCAGGCCGCCGCCAATCTGATTGCGGCTTGTGGCGTAGATCCAGGGGGCGAACCATTTGCGAAATCGCTCTTCCTGCCCCGCGGCGATTTCGATGATGGAGCGGATCTCGCCTGCCTGTTTCATGCCCCAGGAGACACAATCGCCGATCTCCTGCCGCCCCGCAACATATTCCTGGCCGAGGACCTTCTTGGCCAATTCCCAGACCGGCTGCATGACCACCGGATCGGCCTGGACAATGAGCTTTCGTTCGCGGGCTTCGTCGAATGAGATGCTGCGGAGCAGACCGCTGGCCTGGAGCGTGCGCTTCGCTTCACGCTCGCGAATCGGTCCCAGCCATCCCATTAAGTGCCGTGGGGCACTCATCATGGCTCCACTCCATTCGCAATCGCGATCCAGATGGCAGCATATTCTGCAAGACTCGGCACCTGCGGCAGCGCGTCGAGCTTCGCATCGATTGCGTCCGAAAATGCCATCCAGCGATTGAGAGCATCGAGCGATTTGAGGGCCGCGCGGATGCTCCGCCGCACTGCTTCCCGGGCCTTACGAGGATCACTTATCGTGCCCTTTGCAATCTCATCCGCAACCGTCCGAAGAGCCGCCGCAACGGCCTTCCCTTCCTCACGACGAAAGGGTTGTGGTACGAGCTCATCTGCGGCCTGTTTGGCCCATGCCGCCCAGTCAGCAGGCGCCGGTCCAGGTCCCGGATTCGGTCCAGGGGGTTGAGGTCCAGGATGAGGAGGTAAGGGCTGGGGCACACCTGATACCGCAAGCACCGCGTCCAACAGATACAGATCATCGCCATAGGCGACGGCCGCTAAGATCCTGTACCGACCCGGGACCGGACTGGCAAAGACCAATTTCGCATTGTTTTCCACCGCCAGAGACACTTCCTCTGGTGATAGGGGGCAATCATCCGGACAGATGACCTTCCACACGAGCTTGGCATCCTGAGGCCCCTCGAGCGTGAACACCGCCAGCCTTCCAGCGTCCACTTGCGCTGGACCGCTGATCGCCGGATCCTGAGCCACGCCGAGCAGTACACACAGAAGCCATCCGGTCATGATTGTCTCTTCGCGAGAAGCCGAACAAGTGTGAAAAGCAGTGTCACGATCGCCTCGATGACCGCCGGGTCGATGCCCACCAGCCCGCGGGTCTCCAATTCCTCCGCTACGGCACTCCGGACCTCATCATGCGAACCCACAAGACCCAGACGCCCAGACGTAATAGCAACGGCAATTTGGACGATGATTTTTGCCGCTGACGGAGTTAGAGATTCGAGATAGCCGTGCACGGCGCCCTCGTCTGCCCATGACGCAGGTGGCTGCGACCCATTCTGGATCAGTTCTACCACCGCCTTTGTGATGTTGATCATAAAGCACCTCACTAACTTGGCGTGTTCTTGTTCCACACGCGGGGCTCCACGACCATCGGAATCCCGTGTTCAGAGGCCTGAAATTCAACAACAATGTCGGCGCGTCGGAGATTGCTTTCGTTACTGCTTTCGGTCACTTCCAGCGGCCACACCTGCACATATCGGAAAGCCTGCAGAAGGTCGCCATAAAACCATGTGGCGGCCGCGACAGCACCGGACACGCCACCGGCCACCTGTTCGCTGTAAATGAGCGGGGATACGATCGGCTGGATATTCAGATCCGCGACGGGGTTGGCCGAGGCCACAACGTTCGATGTCCCGCTCCGCACCTCGGTCGCGTTGAGAATCCTCGCCACCGCACTCCGGAGCTGGGGCGGGGCCACGATGAACCGCCGTGTGAGGACCGGCGGCAGGTTGGTGCCCGGCAGGGTGTTCCCGAGGATCAGGTTCTCGGCGTCGTCGATGTCCGTCCAGTCGGCGAAGGCATTCACCTGCTGGTTGGTCCAGTTGCCACCGCTGGAGTAGAACAGGTTGGCGGTCAATTCCGCTGAATAGGTTTTGCGAAATTCGATCACACAATTAGGAATCAGCCCCGTGATGAAACGGACGATGAGGCGTTCCTTCTCCAGGGCGATCATCTCTCCCAGCCGCCGGGCCTCATCGAGCACACGCCCGGTCTCGTCGAAAAGAATGGTTTCCCGTGTGACCGGCACACGACCGCCGCGTTTCTTATACGGCAGGGATTTCACATATTCCGTCATCAGCCCGACGAGCGGCCTATCCTGCCCCTCGCCGTATTCCAGGTCCGACTTATCGCCGAGAGGCAGGGTGAAATTGGGCAGTTGCGTCTGACGTGATCGCGCCTGGACGGTCGGCAACAGGTTGGAAAACTGGACGGCCGGCAACTGGAACCCCTCGCGCACCGCGGCATTCACAACTCTTTGGGTGATCGCTGCGAATGCCGTGGACGACACGACGTCCGCCTCGATGAGGTAGCCGGATTCCCGTGCCCGCAGTCCTTCGTATCCGATGGGGTCGCCATCAATCATCAGGAAATGGGCGGCGAGGTCCCGTAGCGAAAATTCCTCTGGCTTGATTCCACCTGGCTGGCCCCGGACACCGCGATCTAACGCCTCCTGCAGGACACTGAGGCACTGCCGCTTGTCGCTCTGCCAGTGCTTGTAGATTTCCTTCGCCTTGATCATAGTCTCTCTCCAGATTACAGCACGAACTTGGTGGTAATGCGGATACGGGTCTTTGTTGCCGCTGACGCCTTCGGTGCAATCACTTTGCCCACCATATTGGTGGCTGTTGCGGTCTTGACGACCGTTTGATTGGCCACCGCCGAACCGTTTCCGATTTGCACGCCATCCAGCGGGGCGTAGGCCGTGCCGGTGGGGCAGTCGTACTCGAAATCCCCCTCCGTGGCAACCAGCACGTCCCCTGTCGTGTTTGCTGCATGGGAACTCATGGCAACACCCGCGAAGGCACCCGCAAAGGTCGCAACCTTCGCGGCGTAATCCGCGCCGCTGACGGCGGAGGCCGGGCGCACGGCCCCATTCGTCGCATCCCAGAACAGGAGGTCCCCAATCTCGATAGAATCGGAGGCGTATTTGGGCAGGGTGAGGCTTTTCGGTTCACCACGAATCAGTCGAAACATATTGGCCATTCTTAGACCCTCCAGCTAGCGACAATCTCTTCGATATTCTCCGTCCTGCGAGCCACAGGCCGCGACGATACAGGGACTTTCGCTTCCCTGAGCAGCTTCTTCAAGTCATGCACCAGCTTTTGCCGCTCTTCACCGTCATCCGTCTTAAAGAGCATGGCGCGCAAGCCTTCGGGGATGGCGTCCGCCGCCAGACCGGCCTCCTGCAGCTCTTTGTTTACTTCCTCGCGCCGCTTGTGCTCAGCGAGCTCCTGCGCGAGCCTGTCTCGCTCCTCCTTGAGTGCCATCAGTTCCCGCTGGACGTCGTTTTGCGCCAGCAGCGACTCCACCAGGTCCGGCCGGGCCTCTTTCAGCTCGGCCAGCGTGAGACTCGTGAGGTCCATACTTCGCGACTCCTTTGCTCTCAGAATCGAATCCGGATCGATACCATATTTGCGGGCGGCATCTTTGGCCCGCTGGATGGCCAGCTCTCGATGTTGTCCCGATAGTTTGCGATTACTGGCAATCGCCTTCAGTGACCGCAGGACCGCGGCCCGGTTGTGGATGGGAAAGTATCGCTTGTGCAGGGGGTAGGTCTTGTCGCGAATCTTCACACCACCCGGAAGAACCAGGGCAAATGCCTCGTCGGGCAACGTGTCCGGATCGTCGATGATCTCATCACGGCTGTCACCTGAATCATCTGCGACTAGTTGCGGATCAGAAACCGTTGGGTCCTGATCGGTCATAACCGCATCGACTGCTGCTTCGTAGAGGCTCTTTGTCGTGGCAGGCTCGGCCACCAGATCCACACTCCGCACGGATTCAATCGCTTCCACGACCACTTGACCGTTGCGAACGGCCGTCTTTCCCCGTGCATCGTGGGAAAGTCCGACGTTCTCGGGGCAGTGCTCGGCATCCCAGAAGAGCTGCTCGGCCAGCGGATGCCTCGGGTTGACGACCAGGTCGCCATAGAGTCCGTCGTTGGCGAACCGTACGTTGACCAGCTTCCCAATGCGGTCGCGGTAGCTCCGCAGCTCGCCGCTGCGAATGTGGTCCACATTCACGGCGACGCTCTCGTAGAGCTTTACGGCCTCACGCAGAGCCTCTGGGAGATAGGTGCGGCGGTTCGCCGATGCCAGGCCGAGAATTTTCACCCCCTGGATGACGCCCCGTTCGCGATCAACCCGGAGCGTGAGGTTGGCTGAGTTAGAGTACTCCAGGAGGCGCGTTCCCTCACTGGTGCCATCCATGTCCGCGCCTTCCCGGAGTATCGGCGGCATGTCTTCAGGATCAGCGTCAGGATGCACTTTCTTCCAGGCGGCCCTGATCTTTGCCTTGACTTTCGGCAAGTCCTCCCGCGGAATCTCAACGCGATTGCCACGGAATCCGCCGGGTGACAGAGCGGCGATGGCCATCCCGACCTGACGGGGCGTTTCCTTCTGTTCGGAGTCCTCCCACAGTCGCAACTTCCAAGTGGACGGCGTGTCAGGATCCGGCACGTAGGCGTAAGCCTCGGCCGGGAATTCCATTCCGTTTTCGGTCTTGACTGGCTTCCGTTCTGCCATGATCATGTGCAAATAAAAAAGGGCCAGATGTCAAACCTGAAGGCTCAAAGCCACATCCGGTTTGGCACCTGGCCCTTATAAAATGTGGGGGCTGGTTACCTCGCTATCATCATCATAACGTCCACGCCAATGCTGTCAAGTATCAAACTTTGTCCCGACCATCGTAACGCCGGTGGATTGTCACGGCGCGACCGTTCTCGTAGCACAGCTGGACGGAAATAGTCCCCGAAAATGATGATCGCTGTGCGTCTTCGGCGAGCTGTTGCAGGCGACTGATAGCCAACTGCAACATCGCCTCATTGGGTGTCCGTTCCTTCACCAAGGCGATCTCTTTCGTTTCTGTGCGTTTTTCCTTCATCTTTGGTCTCTTTCAGTTCAAACCGAATACCATGATCTCCCGGATACGGCTGCGTGTGCTCAAACTCTCCGCTGAGGATCTCTCTCGGAATTCCACGCGGAAACGCCCGACATGTCGAACGTTTTCCGAAAAAAGATAACTCAATAAGGTGTTTGCAACAGACACACTGCCAGTCGATATAAGGGTCCTCTGTCACAGTACTTCCTTTCTGAAAACGAGATTGTACCGTCGAGCGATCTGGAACAGCGCCTCTTCACGCACTCGTTCTTGTTCTCGTCTCCACCATTCCTTAATTTTCGACTTCGGCACACCAGTTGCCAGACTACGTTGAGCTTCCTGCGACAATTCTTTCAAACGCTCGTTCACAATGTTCTGGTATTCGTTTGCAGCCCTTTGTCCCATCGTAACCGCACGTTGCAGACCTGTCTTCTGCTGCCGGAGTTCATACGCTCCCCATTCCGTCACTGCTCTAATAGCCTTAAGACGTCCTGCAACCAGAGTGTGAACATCACCGGCCGATAATGGCCCACTTCGTGGGTGATTGTGGGTGTACGTTGTGCCAGCGACACGCTCGGCTTCTTCCTTACGAAATAAAATAGACGACTCGTGCCCGACTTTCGCGAGTATGAAGGTACCATCGTCAGTGACAAAAAATCCATGCTCCAACGACTCACCACGAATGCGTCGCTCAATGACTCTAACGGCTTGGTCAGCACTTGTCACTCCTGGAAGCCGCGCCGGCAAGATTCCGCCTGTTCGTACAAGCCCGAGGTGCGCGAGTTCCTGCTGCAGAATTGCCCCCTTGACCGCTGCGACACGCTTCGCCCGTTCTTCTGCCGTTTCCCGCTGGAGTACATCCACCGGTAAAAGTTTGCCTTCGGTGTCGATTAGCTCAATCCATTGCGGCTCACGCCGTAACAGTTTTTTGGCGACTTGGTAGCGGTTCACTCCCACTGCGGTCATGCGTTCCTTTTCACTGGCAGACTTCCACCAGTCTTGGTAGCCGACTGCGATCGGTGTTGGAGCCGTCGCCATTGCCGCATAGGTCACTGCCGCGATCTGCGGCGTATTTCGAATGACGTCGCTCGTGTTGAGCACAGGCACTGTCATGCATCGGCAGTTCGGCTCGTCGGGGAGTTCGGGAAGCGGATTCCCCTGATCGTCCCTGTAGACGCCATCAGGCTGCCGCCAGTAGGTACGTCCATGACGGGCGGCGTGGTGAGGCCGGGTCCACTCGTCCATGACGGCGAAAATCTGCTGACCCGCCACCATGGTCCCAAGCTGATCGCACATAGCTAGATTTGCCCGTTCTGCCACTCGGCAAGCCTCTGTACGTGCGAGGCGTTCGCTTTTATATGCCAATCCGTCCGCGAACGGTCGCAATCGTTTTTCAATTTGATCCGGCGTTTCCCCGGCTGCCAGACCTTGCGTGATCTGGGTCAACATGGCCGCCCGCGTCTTTTCGACCCACGAGCGGAGCCGCTCATCCCAGGACTTGCCGCCGGGAGGGGCTACCGTCAGCCACTTGTAAACGTCGTCTTGAGACGGCGGAGGAAAGAGCAGCCTCCTCACGGCAGCCTCCAGCTCATCCCGCGGCAATCCTTCCAGTTCGGAGCGTGCAACGATCGTCGCCTCCTGCTGGCGCGGACCCTGCACAAGGTCCGCCAACCACCGCGACGGCAAGGCCCGCAGGAACGAGTCCACGGCCGTGTCCCAGGTCTTTTCACCGAATTTCACCACCTCTTCGATCATCCGATCCATCAGCCGAATGACCATGGCGTCCAGTTTGTCATGGATCACGCGGAGATCGAAACGGCGCGTTCCTGCTGCCGCTTCCGCCGCATCCCTTGCCAGGGAGACGGCAAGCCGGCGGAGTTTGCTGGCGAGGTCTTGGGCAGCACGAACCATCGTCGCCTGCCTCTGGTGGAAGAGCGCCGCGAGTCTCGCTTGGACTTGTGCCGGATCACTCATTGGCCTGGTCCATCAGCTCCCGCTCTTGATTGAAATCGAAACCGTGACGGGCGGCCAGTGTCTGGGGGGACACAATCCCCAAGGTGTAAAGAATCTGGTCCGCCTGGGCTTCCTTGAGCCTATCCCGTGCCATGGTGGTCGGGGCTTCTGCGTCGATGACGACCTGTTTTGAAACGCCCGCGGGGAGTCGGCCGGCGCGTTCAGCCACTTCCAGGGCCCGCATCAGCACCTGGCTGTCCCACCAGATCATCTGCGACTGGAGCCGCTCGAACATTTTTACGGCCGGTCCTTCAGCCACGAGCGTTGACGAGTAATTGGCATTCGAGGCGTCCCCGGAGAGCATGTATTCAGGCATAGCCAGACGGGCCGCGATAGCCCGCAGCTCTGCTTGAATCGCGGATACATAATTGCCGACATTAATGCCTTCAGCAGGGAATCGCACATCCACGCCAGGCGCTACATCCAAAATCGCCCCCGGAGGAAAACGCTCGTAGGTGTTTACGCTGTCCTCCCCTGGATGTTGCGGCACCTGCGCCATCCGACTGACATACTGTTGCACACTCCCCGCCGGAGCCGCCCCGTGCTGCCGGACGATGGCCACGGCGGCTTGGATGCTGGCCACCGTCGTCATGTTCCTGAGCAGCTTCCACACTCGGCGGAGATTCGCCCGCACCGCAAACAGTGTCGGCAGGCCGCGGGGAAGTGTTCCATCCACATTCAACTTGCGATGCTGGATGTCTCGCGCATCAATCCTTTGCCAGTTCATGTGCGAATCATCATATCTGACCCAGTAGCCCCGCACACTTTCCGCGTCCTGCTCATCGGTGATGATCCCGAACAAGGATTTATCTCCGGGCGGGGTGCTGACCTGTTCGGGTTCGATATACCGCACGACGAGTCTGGAATCGACCTCGAAGAACCGCACAAAAACTTCCCCATCCCGATCCAGCCGAATCTGGTTTTCAATTTGTCTGTGTTGCCATAAGTTGAGTTCACGAAATTCCGTAATCTCCCGTTCGATGGCTTCAAGAATATCACCATTGATATCGGCTTTGGGTTTCGGGCGTACGGTATATGAATGGCCACTCCCTACGACGTAGCTGGCCCGATTCTCCAGGGCTGAAACGGCAAACGGATGGTATGTGGCGAACCACCGGGACTCATTCCGAATGCGCGCTAATTCATATTCTGACCTGTACGGGGGCCACAGTGTTCCCCCTACCTCGACGAACTCGTTCCAGGCCGGATCGTCCCGGTCCAGCCACTCCACGATTCGCTCCACCTCTGTGCGTGGATCATCAGTTCTCAGCATAGTAGCCTCCTGCGGTTTCGAGCATCAGTCGGATTGCCATTTCCAGGGCATCGGGCCCATCGTCATGTTGTCCCTGAGGGAATTCTTGCAATTGCTGGACTAACAGCCTGCCGCCTGGGTCATCGAGAACCCGCAGCTCACGCCGCACAATGTAGGGGGCAAGCCGCCTGATACGGACGAGTTTGTTCGTTTTGTTCCTGATCTGAAACACGGGATATTTCATGCGGAATTCTTCGTCGGCAACCCGCTCGAATTCGTGCACCACCAGCTCCTGAAACTGATTCGCTTCAAAACCGAGAAGGTCGGGATGCCATCGGTCGCACACAACCAGCACATCCCGCACCAGCTTGCCGACGGAACGCCGCTGAATGTCTGCCGCAATCCATAGGAGGTCGTCACACACGGACACTAAAACGATCGCTGAATAGTCGCCGAGTTTGTCGTGCTTGCCTAGGGACGGATCGACGGCGATGGCGGACAGTCTCCACCGATCTCGAGGCGGCATATGATCCACGAACACCCAGTCGCCCCAGTAGTCGCTGGGCCACTCCACACCCTCCAGGTCTATGAACTCGGCCTCCAGTTCCTGCCGGGCGAGGAACTCGGTCGTCTGTCCCACAACCCGCGGCACGAAATCGGCCGGCAAAAACGGGTTCTCAGCGGTTCGCGCACGGACGACCTGCACGCCCTCTTGAGGATTCCCGAAGACCTCGTAGGTCCAATGACTCCTCCCCTTGGGGGTGAACGTGCAGGCCAGCCACGAGTTTTCCCGTTCGCGAAGGGCCAGCAGGACAATGTCCACGACCTCCCGTGGGACCAGGGATGCCTCATCAATCCAGGCCCCCGACAGGTTCAGCCCACGCAATCTGTCCGGCTGATCCGCCGACCGAAACAGGACCGTGGCCCCGTTCCCGAGAATCACCGCCAGCCTGCTTCTGACCGTGTCCCGCAGAAAACGGAGCCGCCGCGCCTGATCCAGAAACACCGGCCAGCAGATGTCGCGGAGCATCGTGTACGTCGGCGCGGCGACGAGGTATGTTTTGCCCGGTTCAGCCAGCCTGCACACCCGATAGGCTCCCACCCACGTTTTTCCTGCCCCACGCCCACCCAGAAATCCAACGATGGGAGCACTGGCGCGAACGAACTCAGCCTGGGGGCGGGTCATCGTGATGTGTAATGATCTTCTCGACAACCTGCAGCTCCTCGCGCGAGTAGGCGACATCCTGCTTGTCCTTCTGGTCAAGATACTGCTTGCCCAGCCAGATGAGCATGGGGACGCTCCCCTTCAGGGCAAGCTGAATTTGTTTCCGGCGGAGAGACCGCTTGAGCCTTGCCCGTCCGCGTTTCAGAGCCTCCGCCGCCCGCCGCTTGAGGTACGACTCGCTGATATTCAGGATGATCGCAATCTCCGTATCCGTGCAGCCGATCGCAGCCATCCGTTCCACCTGCTTCTCGTCGATCGGGATCTTGCCACGATTCGTCATCGTCCCTCCTTCCACAAGTAGCCCTCTTCTCCTATTTTATAGGGGGCCACTGATCTGGGGTGAGTACAGGTTTACGGTGACCCGACCACCCGGTCTGCACTTGATGTGGCCACGCTCGTCCACTGCGAACCTGATCGTGATCGCGCGGACCTGACTGTCATCGGTGAAGAGTTCCGCATACTGCAGGGCATCCAAGATAGGCTTAAGCAGATTGTCCAGGTCACGCCGTCGGCGATCGGGCGGGTACGCTTCGATCGCGACCTCGAGATCACTCTCCCCAAAGCAGACGCCCTCGCCTTCCTGACACAGATGCCGCCAGACCAGCCCGGCCACGGCCTCCCGGTACCGCCGCCCATCCCTGGATAGGACCATCCGGCCCGCCACATTCCGCCAGTAGCGATTGGCTGACGGCGGCCAGGGGAGATCGATGATCACTCGGACATCATTGGCATCAGGTGCGGATTTGCGGCTTATCATTCATAAGCTCCTTGCATGCCTCTAAAGCCGAGCGGCCTTCGAGAGGGATATGCCAATTCGCATCCAAGCGCGCCAGCCTCAATGCTGCTGAGATCTCCGCCCGCCTGTCGCCCGCCGGGCACGCACAAAGCACGACCGCGGAATAGGGAACCACTGTCCGTTTTCCATTCCTGAGTTCCAGCACCACGTCAGGATGGAGGATCTCCACCAATCCGGAATCGCGACACCGCGGGCAGGCGAAGGTGTCCTGCCCGCCCGCGACTGCCTTCCAGCGTCTAGCCTTGGCCCTGACATCCAATTGCCTGGCCAGCCGGGCTACCTGAAACGGTAGAACGCTCGACCGCGGGGGCGACTCCAGGAGGCGACGACAGGCTTCCTGGATACCATGCGACGAGCAGTCGGAAAGCACGTTTTCCGCCTCCTCGAGAAATCGCGGACTTTTGGCCTTTGCCAGCCAGATCGCGAAATCCGGAAAGAACTCGGCAATCAGTTTAACACGCTCGCACTGCATCACTCCTTCCTTTCAGGGCTAGGCTTATCCGGGATGACGAACAGCGAATCGAAGTCCAGTGCTCCCGTTTGGTGATCAACGCGACTGGCCGCTGGCCGTTCCGTAGCCCGGTTCAGCCAGTTGACGATGAACCGGGGCATTCCCTTGGCGGTCTTCCGTCTAGCCGGATTCGCTTCGATCCACGCTAAGGCCTTCCTAGCCTCGGAGAGAACATCGATTGTCGGATAACGCTCAGCGAGCGTGTCAAGGAACTCCTGGGTCAACTCCCAGGCTTTCCTTTCCCCGACAACCGGAAAAACAAGCACTGCCCGCGAAGAGGTCGGCGGAGTCGGCTCGGAGCGAACTTGTTTCGGCTCCGAGCTATCTACGTTTATCGTTCTATCGTTTATCGTTCTATCGTTTATCGTTCTATCGTTCTTGGAATGGGGTCCACATCCCATCGGTATCCCATCCGTATGGGATCGTGGCGGGGTGGTAGCCCCCCATTCCGATGGGCATCTGTGGCCATTCCCGTTGTCGCGAACGATAGAAGACTCCACCACCCAGATTGTGCCCTCTTCCGTGGGAGCCGGGAGTGCAACATACCGGATGTCGTAGCGACCTTCACGGTCGGGGTAACGGGAGGTGGTCGCCCGACTGTCACGGTGCCAGTTCGTCAGCTGCAATACTGGCTGACAGCTTGGGGCTATCCAGCTCACCGCCAGCCCGGCCTTTAGGATCTGGTTGACCGCGCGTTGAATATCGCTCTCCCGCAGACTAGGCTCTGTCTGGAAACGCTAAGTTGTTGCCAGGCGGAGATATCGGCGAATGAAGGCGATGATGATCATGGCCAGGAAGTTGCGGGCCGTCTTCTCG